ATGCTCCAGCAGTTGGCTATGATTATTCTGGAGACTGGCGAGAAGTCGCTTGACCCGGCCATGATCGGCAAGGGCGAGATCTTCCGCGAAGGCCTGAACGCTTATGCCGGCGGCTTGACCTTCGTTGACCTTGAAAACGACGAGAAGCTACAGGACGTATTCCAGACGATCCAGACCGGCGCAAACATGCCGATCGGGATGGAGATGAAGCAGGACGTTCGCATGTTGATTGCGGAATCGTTCCTGCTCAACAAGATCAACCTTCCCGACGTGCGATCGATGACGGCATTCGAGACGGAAGCGCGCCTTGCAGAATACCGCCGCGCTGTGCTGCCGTTCTTTGGGCCGTATGAGACTGAGGTGCATCTGCCGGTTCTGGACGTGACATTCCAGATGGCAATGAATGCCAAGATGCTTTCGTTCAAGGACATGCCGGAAGTCCTAGGCGGCGAGGAAGTCACCTTCACCTTTGAAAGCCCGCTGTCTACGGCAGAAGGTCGCCAGAAGGTCGCCTCATTCCAAGAGACGATGCAGATCATCGCAGCCGTCTCGCAGATCGATCAGAGCATCACGGGCCGCTACGACCTGCCGAAGGCCACCGACGACGCTATCCGTGGCACTGGCGCTCCGGCTGACTGGTTCGTTGACCCGGAAGAGGCTGAGGCAGCAAAGCAGGCCGAGGCTCAGGCGGCACAGCTCCAGCAGGTCGCAGCGGCCTTGCAGGGCGGCGCAGGCGTTGCCGGCGATGTGGCTGACGCGACGTTGAAAATGCAGCAGGCGGGGTTGGCATGAGTGACGCTCACAAGCCCGCTTGGTACGACAAGAACACTGTCATCGCCATGCGAGCGCTTGCGGCTGGCGTTGCCAACGAAGGCCAGCAGAAGGCCGCGCTTGATTGGATCATCAACCACGCATCGCGGCTCTATGACATGAGCTATCGCCCAGGTGATGCACACGCAACGGCATTCGCGGAAGGACGGCGCTTTGCGGGGTCGCAAGTCGTCAAGATGCTCCGCGATGAAACGCTCCAGGCCGTCAGTCAGGAGCAGGCGACTAAACGACGAGGCAAGAGGCAAGAGGCAAGTGAATGACCGAGGCAATGGAAAAGATCGATGCCGTCACGAATGAGGCGGATACACAGACGGCGGATGCCGTGGCTGGCGCTGATCAAGGCGGCGGCGAAAAGGTGGAAGACAATGCGGCTGCGGTAGACACTGCGGGCGCGACGGAAGACGCCGACAAGGCCCCCGATGAAGCAAGACCGGAATGGCCGGAAGACTGGCGCGAGAAGCTGGCGAACGGTGACGAAGCCTTTCTCAAGGCGCTGAACCGCTATTCTTCCCCGACCACGTTCGCCAAGGGCTGGAAAGAGCGCGAAGACCTGATCCGCTCCGGCAAGCTCAAGGCCGCAAAGCCTGATGGCTCCGATGAAAAGGCAATGGCCGAATGGCGCAAGGAAAACGGCGTTCCCGACGATCCGACCGGCTACGTGATCCCCGATGCTGTAAAGGGCGTGCTGGTCGATGCTGACAAGCCGCTGGTCGCGGCATGGTTCGAAGATGCCCACGCTATCGGCATGCCGCAGGACATGGCCGCTAAGGGTATCGAATGGTACGGCAAGGCTATCGGTCAGCTCCAGGAACAGCAGGCAGCGGCTGACATCGCCTATCGCGAGGAAGCAGAAGACGCACTCCGCAAGGAATGGAGCCACGCCGAATACAAGGCGAACACCACGCTTGGCGCGCGCTGGCTTGAATCGACGCCGCTCGGCGAGCAATGGGCAGAGCTTCGCACGCCTGACGGTCGCCGCCTTGGCGATAACCCGGATTTCATGATGTGGGCCGCAGACAATGGCCGGCAGTCCTTTGGCGACGTATCGTTCGCCACTGGTGATGCTGAACGCCAGCATACGGCCCGCAAGGAGGAAATTGAGTCCATCATGAAGAGCGACATCAACCGCTACTTCAAGGAAGGGCTTGATAAGGAATACGCGACGATTTTGCAGAAAGAGCAGAAGCGCACGCGATAAGAGACGAGAAGCCAGCGGCCACCCCGGAAACGGCCCCGCACATCGGCTGATCTGCATATAACTGCCAAAAGTCACAGCCCCGTAGGCACAGCGGCCACCCTGCGCAAGCAGCCCCGCCAACGCTCCCGGCTACCCTGACGACGGACGGCTCAAAACCCAACAACTGATCAACTCAAAGGAACTGAAAGATGGCTGATACAGCTTTCCAAATCCAGTACCGTCAGGAGTTCATCGCTGGTTTCGAGCAGGGTCAAAGCTACCTCCGCCCGACCACGGTGACTGATACGGTTACTAAGGGCAACCAGGCGACTTTCCTCGTCGCTGACACCAACGGTGCCGAAGCGGTAACGCGCGGCGTGAATGGTCTTATCCCGGCTCGTGCCGACGATCTGAACCAGTACACCGCAACTCTCGTTGAATGGCACGACAAGCCGCGTCGTACNAACTTCAACATCTTCGCCTCGCAGGGCGACGGTCGCCGCATCATGCAGACCGGCACCCGCAAGGTGATGAACCGNAAGATCGACCAGGACATCATCACAGCCCTGACCGCTGCCACGCAGACGGCNGGCGCTNCGACCACGATGTCTCTGTCGCTCGCCATGAAGGCGCTGACCATTCTCGACAACAACGATGTCGAGACGGAAGACGAGAACAACATGTTTTTCGTCGGTACCGCTGCGGTCCGCGCCTACCTGATGCAGATCCCCGAATTCACCAAGGCCGAATACGTCGAAGTCAAGCCGCTTGTCGGTCCTGCCATTCGTATGCGTCGTTGGGCCGGATTCAACTGGATCTTCCACCAGGGGCTCGCAGGCAAGGGCACCGCGTCCGAAGTCTGCTTCGCGTATCACCGCGATGCGATCGGCCACGCCGTCAACGCTGGCGAGATGAATGTCTCTGCCGGCTACAACGACGAGGATGACTACTACTGGGCACGCACCAGCCTCTTCATGGGTTCCAAGCTTCTCCAGAACACTGGCGTTGTGAAGGTCCTCCATGACGGCTCTGCGTACGCCGCATCGTAAGGAGACCTGACCATGGCTTACTCCACTTCCAACTCCCCGGCGCTGATCGGTCAGCAGATCGGTGGCGCGGCAAGCGTCTGGCTTTACAAGCACACTGACGCCGAAACCGCCTTCGATGACACCGACTACATCACCAACGCNGGTGATCTCGGCATGAAGACCGGCGACCCGGTGCATGTCATCGACTCAACCAACGGCCTGTACACCGTTGCACAGGTCACTGTTGATGCCGATGGCAACGGTACGCTGTCGGCTCCGACCGCATTCGCTTAATGCAGCTTCGCGATTTCGGTCGCGGTGCTGCCTCCATCGTTGGCCGATAGAGAGGGGCGGGTTTCGGCCCGCCCCGATCGGCCGCAACAACCAAGAGGCACGATATGCAACAGATCACCAAAGGCCGCATGAAGCTGGCTGAACACGCGCGCAAGACCTATGTGGCCGTTGCGCATCACGGCGTCACGCTGGCACAGGCAATGGAGCCATCATACTGGAACCACGTCGCGCAGTATGTCGATGCGTGGGACCGAATTGAACTGCGAGCCGAAGACGATACGTGGTTTGCCGAACTCGTCGTCACAAAAGCCACGCGCACAGAAGTGTTCGTGAAGGTTTTGAACTCGTTTGAACTATCCCCTGCGGTTGCCGGCAAGAAGGTTGAGGGGGTTCCGCCTGGGTATGAAGTCAACTACGGCGGTCCAATCCACAAGCACCGCGTCATCCGCTCGTCTGATTCCGAGCTTCTGGCACATGGCCTTTCGAAAGAGGACGCCATTGCCTGGGCAAAAGAACACGCAAGCGCGGTAGCCTAAGGGATCACCATGGCCGACAAGCTCACCATCTACCGCGAAGCCCTGAGACATCTTGGGGCCGAGCGGCTGGCATCGCTGACGGAAAACCGCCCCGAGCGGCTGACGCTGGATGACGTGTGGGCAAGTGCGGTCCGGTTTATTCTGACAAAGGCGTCGTGGAACTTCGCGTCTCGCACCGTCGAAATCACCTATGACGAAGACGTGGCCGCGATGTTTGGTTATGACTACGGCTTTACGAAGCCGGACGATTGCTTGCGCGTCACCGGGCTTTCGCTCGATGGCACGTTCAACGACGGGTTTGAGCAGTACAAGGACGAAAACGGCGTCATCTATGCCAGCGTCCAAAGCTTTTACCTGCAATACGTCTCGTCGGCTGATACCTATGGCTTGAACCTTGGAATGTGGTCTGAGCCATTTGCCAAGGCTGTAGCGGCCTATCTCGCCTATGAGAGCGGGCTTCCGATCAGCGGGGACCGTGGAACGCGCTCGGATATGTTCCAGCTCTATCAAAAGCTGTTGCGTGACGCCAAATCGATCGATGCGTCAGAAGACAGGGTGCGCCGCTGGCCTGCTGGCCGTCTGGTGCGCTCGCGCTTCCGTGGCAACGTCAACGACACCGACCGGGGCCTTTGATGGGCAAGATTAGCACCGTCGTTCACGGCTTCAACGTCGGGATTGTCGATGTTGACAACCTGACGCGCATCGACCTTGAGCGTATGCGGCTTGCTGCCGAAGAGCAAGAGAACATCATCGGCACAGTGACGGGCAAGGGCTTCCTGCGTCCTGGCACGAAATACATCACGGCGGCTGACGGCTCCGCACTGATCAAGGACTTCATTTTCTCCGCAGACGATGCGGCGGTTCTGGAGTTCACAAGTCAGCAGATGCGCGTTCTGGTGAATGACGTTGTGGTGACGCGTCCCGCTGTATCGACCGCGATTTCTTCCGGCACGTTCTCTGCTTCGACCGGCTGGACACTTGCGCCGACTGAGGGCGCAACGACCACGATCAGCGGCGGCTATCTCAACCTTACGGCTCAAGGGCGTGGCTCGTTTGCCAAAGCCCGCCAAGAGGTCACGGTTGCCGGCGCGGATCAGGGCGTCGAACATGCGCTGGAAATCGTCATCGATCGCGGTCCGGTCGCCTTCATGTGCGGCAATTCCTCCGGTGATGACAGCTATATCTCGCGCACCGAATTGGGTGAGGGGTATCATTCGCTTGCCTTCACGCCTACCGGAAATTTCTGGGTCGAGTTCCAGACTGACGTTGATATCCTCCGCAGGGTGAACAGCATCACGGTCGCTCCCGCCGGCGACATGGCGCTTGTGACGCCCTGGGATTCGCTGATCCTGTCATCGCTTCGTTTCGACCAGTCGGCAGACGTNGTCTATGTCGCNTGGGGTGACGAGCCNTACAAGATCGAGNGNCGGTCTAACCGCTCTTGGTCCGTGGTCAAGTATCTNNCCAACGATGGNCCGTTCAAGATCCCNAANNCNNGNAAGATCACGNTTGAANCCNAGCGNNTTGCANGGCAATGGNACGNTNACNNCNAATGTCCCGTTCTTCAATGNNGGCCANGTNGGGGCGCTGTTCNGCCTTGACCACGACGGGCAATATCTGACCCAATATCTCTCGGACGATTACCAATTCACCGATGCTATCAAGGTGACTGGTGTCGAGTATAGCAACGATGCGANCAGCGACCGCGATTGGCGCTACAACCTTGAGGGAACGTGGGCCGGGACCGTCTATCTCCA